CGAACTAATCGGGAGCGGTAATATTCCTACCCCTTTTGAGAGGTCCCCCTTGTGGGATCAGGAGAACTCAACTATGGGTCGCTATCGCGCTCGAACACACACTGGTATTGACTCGCTCCATACTGAGTGCACTCCTAGCGGTGCCTATGCTCTCGACACTTGGTCGGGTAACATAGCATCTGCTTATTGGAGTGACCGAAGTATTGGACCGTTTAGTCTTTCTACCACTGTGCGTGTTCAGGATGCGATTAACGACACGACCTCACTTCCACACTCTCGTCCCTATAACGACGTCTATCATACGAAGTCACATGCTGGTTTATCCAGCTTCGTGGCCAAGTCATGGGTAGGCGGTTATATCAACGCTTATGCGTACAGGACATCACAATGCCCTGTTGCGTGTATCGCTGATTCCAGGAACTACGAGGTGAACTTTGGTCCTCTGGTAGTTGAGCTATCTGACCAGATTCGTCAAACCAACTTCCCTGGCGCCCAGTTAATGGTCACCATGGCGGAGCTTGGTAAGACAATCCAAATGGTCAAAAATCCATTTGGTCTGTTAAAACAAGACTGGAGACAGCGTGCTGAGCATTTAACGGCTCGCACGTTAGCGCATAAAGGCGCTGATCTCTGGCTTGAGGGACGCTATGGTTGGCAGTCCGCGTATTACGACTTGCAGGGTTTTGCAACCTCTGCACTTCGCTATAATCGCGAAACTGAGCGCCATGCTCCCGCAGACGGTCCTAGTCGCTACTCAGCTAGCACTAGCCTGAGCGTCGGACCATCAGGATGGTTCGGCGTTGGTCCAAGTATCCTTGACTCATCCCAATATGGTTGGTTGATGAATGTTGCAAATAGCAGCACATCACCTTCCATAGGGCCTGAGTACGCTGCGATTAGCGCTCCGCCTCGTCGAATAGACTTGCGGGTTGGCGCTTTTTCGGAGCTGTACGCACATCGCGTGCGCACAAAGTACGAAGCGGCTTTAGATGCGCTTCATATGACGTCCAAGGATATACTGCCTACTCTATGGGAACTTACCCCCTATTCCTTTGTTGTCGACTGGTTCGTCGACCTTCAAGGGTTAGCGGGTCTCCTAGGAGCTAAGCAGTTCTTAGCCTCGGCCTCTTGTGATCGACTGGGCTACAGCACCAAGTCTACTACCGAATTCACACCATACGTCTGGAGCACCTATTGGGGCTTCTGGCGTTATTTGATGTGGTACGGTACGTATATGGGCATGTGGCAACCACTTGTAACTTGGGACTGTTGTCCTGGGAAACTAGTGTCGTACAGTCGTGTCGGCGGACTTCCTTCTACGGACGTCCTCGACTTTTTCAAAGGCCTAGACCTCTCTGCTATCCACAAAGCCGATGGCGCCGGACTTATAATCCAGCGACTTCATCGGTGAACCACCTACCGTAGAAGGAGGGTTAGAGACATGTCTCTTACTCCCTACATCAACAATGCTTCGACGACAACTTTTGTCAAAGCATACGATACCACCACAGGTGTGGTGTATCTTACGTCCGGTCGTCCTATCGCCCAGCCGTTCGGTTTGGAAATCGTGCGAAAGCACACTCCTCCGTCTTCGCCTGGCAACGATCAGGTACAACTCCGCTTACGCAGAGTTGAGCAGAACGCCACAACGGGCAAACTTGCCTCGTTCAACGTTACTCTCAGTATCTCGATCCCTAAGGATCAAACGATACTGACTCCGACCGTAATGAAGCAGTCTGTTTCCGCTGTCGCATCTTTGCTCAATGAGAGCACTGCGATGGAGGCGACAAACACGTTCATTACTAAACTGCTTGAAGGTATGAACCCGGAATGATCCGGTTCATCCTGTCTGCAGTTTGGACAATCAAGGGGCGAAAGCCCCTTAGCCTTTCGCTACTCGTTTTTGTGATTCTTTTTCTTTTCTTTATCAGGGCAGATAAAACCCTGACAGAATCACTCTTACGTCTAGTAGCCAATTGGCTATTAGGGAGTTAAGAGGCTCACATGTTCTCAACCCTGGAGGTAAGTATGGAAACATACGCTTCTATGAACACAGAGCGTCCGCTCTGGTCAACCTTCTACCCCGCCCTTTTAGGGGATATTGAACGGATCTCACCCGAGATCAGCGCATCCGAGGAGATGTGTATCCTTCGTCATGCTGAAAAAGCATACGGAGAAGACCTCTATCTCACTGTTTTACCCTCTATGGGAAAACAGCTGGACAAAGCGCTGGCGGCTTCTTTCTCGATTAATATCGGTTATGAAGCCTACGGTAGTATGTGGCCAACCCTGGCCACTAGCGAGGGTTTCCCTCGCTTCCTCACACCTTTCTGGAAGAAGCTTTTTGCTTCTTACGGTGGGTTGAAGGGGATAATTTATCCCCGGTTCGATATTCGAGACTCGGAGGAAGTTTCATTGGGTTACGAAGTCTTTTGTCTTCGTCAATTCCTTTTGGCTTTCTCTAAGGTCACCGATGTCGAACCAAAAGTCTCTTGCGATGATGAAGTTAATTCATTCATCGACAGGGTTACGAAAGCACGAAAAGTTTCGCTGCTGGGTCGTAACGACGTGCTGAGTAATGCACGTAGACTTTTGCGTGAGGTACTCTGTGATACGGAACAGTTGGGCGCTCCAGCTGAAGAATCGGATTTACATCCATCTCTTGAAGCTTGGATTGCGACACCTTTTGGGTGTCACGGCCCTGGGGCTGTTGCCGAGGGTGAAAAAGGTCAGCAGAAATGGGATTTCGATGCTATACCTGGCATCGATGGGGAAATATATTCTTATTTCCCTCGCGATTTTCACGACGCGCTTCAATGCGCCTCGGATCCTCGCTTAGCAAACGCTATTGAGAATAGTAATGTTCTCGTTAGTCGTTGCAGCAGACTAGCTATCGTTCCGAAAGACTTTCGGGGCCATAGGCTAATCTGTATCGAACCCAAAGAGCTTCAATTCGCTCAACAGGGTTTGATGCGTGTTATTTATAAAATAACACATTCCCACTGGCTGACTCGTCGCTCAATAAACTTCAACAATCAGGAGCACTCTCAGCGATTGGCGAGGAATTTATCCTTTGCAACAATCGATCTGAAAGACGCGAGCGATTGCATAAGTTTAGAGATAGCGAGGCTATTGCTTCCGCGACGATTCTTCAAACTCATCACCAAGTATCGCTCTTCGCACGTAGAGATTAATGGAGAAATCCATCGTCTACGCTGCTTAGCGACAATGGGAAGTGGCCTTTGCTTTCCTTTGGAGACGCTCATCTTCTGGGCTATCTCACTTGGAGCAATGTTGGCACATGATGGAATCGCCGCAGGTGCGGCTGGTTTCCTGACATGGGCTAGCAGATATCGCCTCCGTGTGTTTGGGGACGATATTATCGTACCCGCTTCCCAAGCGGGGCACGTGATTGAGGCTTTGGAGAACTTTGGTCTTGTGGTCAATCAGGGAAAAACCTGTATTGACACTTTATCACGAGAGGCCTGCGGCGCCTGGTATTATAACCAAGACGACGTCAGAATCCTTCGTTTCAAGACCAGCCGAACAATCCGGCCTGAGAGCTGGCTTGGTCTCCTCTCCCAGTTAGCGGAGATGCGAGATATGGGTTTTAAACAAACCTTTCAAGCCATCCGACAAGCTGTTGTAGACCCAATGCCACCCAACGCCTCAAAACGTTGGCAGCGTAGAGTCGGGTCAGCTTTACACACCTCTTTCTATCGCTACAATGTCGTATTGCAGCGGTTGGAATTTTGGATGCCTGTAGACGTGAGTCTACAGAGAGCTCTTCCCCTTCAAGGTGTTGATGGGCTTTATGCCCACTTCACCTCTCAGGCTACGAACTCACTCCGCCTTGAGGATCCACGCGAAGTGGAATGGCGGTGGGTCCCGATCGTTCCCGTAATGGGAATCTAAAGGGACAAGCTGGGGGGCCCGCAAGGGCTCTGGCCTTTTTTGGCCTGGCGGAG